CCCTACCAGTTTTGGTAGGGGTATAGATAACCATCAAGATTTTAAAGATAATTTTTTAGACACCCCTACCAGTTTAGGTACCCCTACCAAAACTGGTACCGGTACCGATTTAGGTACCCCACCCCTACCAGTTTCGGTACCCCACCCCTACCAGTTTAGGTACCCCACCCCTACCAAAACTGGTACCCGAATCTACCAAGAACCGATCAAGAACCGATCAGAGAACCTAGAAGAGAGTGTGCAGACGCACACACGCACTCGCTCACAGAAGCCGAAGCCACAAAAGCTCACGTTCGGGGAATATGCCAACGTCAAGCTCACGGCAGAAGAACACGGAAAGCTCATAGCAGCCTACGGGGAAGACAAGACCGCCGATGCCATCGCCTTCTTGGACATCCATCTCGGGGCCAGAGCAGGGAAAGACCCGTACAAGTCGCACTATCTGGCTCTCCGCAAGTGGGTTTTCGATGCCGTTGAGGAGCGCAAAGCCAAAAAGCAAACCGTTCCTAGCGGGCGAACACAAGCCCCTATGACGGCGAGACAGGCGGAAGCTGCAAAACGCGGCGAATGGGCAAAACAAATCTTGAAATTCGACGAGGTGATGAAAAATGGCGAGTTTGCAACTGTTGGCTTTGGAACTGAGCAAGGCGTTTGTGCTTTATCGGCAACCGATGCCGGAACGGGAAGAGTTCGAGCTGTTGGTCAAGACTTGGAATGAAGTATTGGCTAACGTGGGTGATAATGAGTTTCGGGGCGCTATGCGCCGTGTTGAGGCTAAATCAAGCTTTTTCCCAGTCCCGGCAGACATTATGCGGCAGGTGGAAGAGGCCCGGAAGCGGACGCCAGCCGTGAACCGCGAAGCCTTGCCGGAAAACGCGTTGACGTTCGAGGAGCGTTGCGAAGAGGGCGCCGACTGGTGCGCGAAGATTCTCGCCAACCTGCGGGGGAAGATGGACGCCCGGAAGCAGGGAAGGCCGGATATGCCCTTGAACGAACAGCTTGCCAATCTCCGGGCGTTGGGGGTGGAGCAGTGAGTACAGCGCAAAACCCGATAATGTCGGCTGCATGGGCGGACTTCATCATGTGGTGCGAGGAACAGCCCGAAACAGTAGCCGCGTTCAATGCCGAAACAGGCCGGGCATACATGAAGCCGAAACCGCCCATCGAAGCTATGATTGACGACGCTACAGGCAAAGCTCAGGACGACGCTTTCGCTTTTGCCCGGTGGGTTACTGAGAATCATTGGGGCATGGAATACGCCCCGGAAGTCTTCCGCGAAGAGTGCGAGAGAAGAGACAGGGAGGAAGGAAATGGCAGAGCCTAAGCTGGATTGGGAAAAGCATCTTTGTGACGATACCTACTTTTGTAAATATGGATATATCGAAAAAGATTGTGATGAAAAATGGTATTTTAGAGATGAATATAGAGTAAGATTCGGATTTATAACCGCAGAAGAAGCAATGGCGCAGTTTGAAGCCTCATTACTCCGTTATGCAAAAGAAATTTTTGAAGATTTTGGTGATGAAGTACAAACCATTGTAAATTGTAAAAGGTAAAAAGACATGAATATATCGGAACATGAATGCCCCAGAATAGTCGATATTAAGAAAGATATGGCTATGGCACTCCAGCATGGTCTTTTAAACGATTTGCACAGAGCAATAGAACAGCTTCCCCGCAACGGAGTATGCTGCGCTGAATGCGGAAACTTTTGCGAACAAATGGTAGCGGTTGAATTCGAGAGAAACAGATCGCTGCCGACGAAAGCACCGGTAAGCTTTTTTCTCTGTCCCAAGTGTGCTCAGATCTTAAGCACGAACATTATGGAGTTGTTCCAGAACAAAGACGGGGATGAATGATGGAAACCGTACGCCTTGAACTCCCTATCCCTCCGCTTGTCAATCACTACTGGCGGCACATTACCATCAACGGAACCCCCAGAACACTCATATCCGCCCGTGGACGCGATTTTAGAAAAAACGTGGTGCAGATTGTGGGTGATGAAAAGAAGGCTCTAAAAATCGATTCTCGCGTCAAAGTCAATGTGGTTGTTTGCCCGCCAGATCGTCGCAAGAGGGATATTGACGGATACCTTAAGTCCCTTCTTGATTCCCTCACCCATGCCGGGGTGTGGCTGGACGATGAGCAAGTCGATTCGATTTACATCACACGTGGAGAAGTGGTGAAGGGTGGAAAGGCTGTTGTCGAGATCCTGCCGATGGAGGTGTGAGCATGGCTGAGAATGAACGGAAATTGCTGTGCGGGTGGAAGGCCATCACAGCCTACACCCGAGTTAGCCGCCTCCTCATGATCCGCTATGCCTACCCCGTCCACGACTGCGACAGGGCCGCTAATCACGGGTACGGCGTCTGTGCTTACACCGACGAGCTTGACGCGCACAGGGAGGCTATCAAGCATGGGAAAGCCTAACGGAAGCAGGTTGTGGGCGTATGGGTGCGTTGGCGTCGTGTTGATTGTCGCGGCTGCGGTTGGGGTCATAAGTAAGGCAATGGGGTGGTAATCATGGAAAATCTTTGTGTTTTGGCAAGTGGGAAAGTAAAACCCATGACCATCAAATTCAAACGCCTTCATCCGGACGCTGTTACCCCGAAACAGGGGTCGGAATGGGCGGCGGGGTTCGACATTACCGCGATCAGCCGCAAATGGCTTCCCGATGAAGCCTGTTACGAATACGGTACCGGGCTTGCTATTGAAGTCCCCAAAGGATTAGCCGCCCTCCTGTTTCCCCGTTCGTCCATTTTCCGGGTTCCGCTCCAGCTCTCCAATTCCGTGGGCGTGATTGACGCTGATTACCGTGGGGAAATCAAGGCAAAGTTCAGGCGTACCGATGGAGGCGAGCCGCTTTACCAGCCCGGTGACCGCATCGGACAGCTTGTTATCATCCCCATTCCGTCAGTCCAGTATATCGAAGCAAAGGAACTTTCACCCTCCAAGCGTGGAACAAACGGCTACGGAAGCACGGGAAGGTAAGCATGAGAAAACGCGCCAAGCTGGACTTTGAACGCAGGGGCGGGTTGACCGCTATTGACGATGTAGCCTTTGCCCGGGTTCTCCCTATCATCCACCAGTACATGCCCCGCATCCATCTTTCCATGTCTGCCATTCAAATCAGGGCGCATCTGGACGCTATTCTGTATCTGTCCATTTTCTACTGTCCTTGGCGCAAAATCAAGAACTACCGCTCCATCTATCGCTTTTATCGGCGGTTGCGCAGCCGTGGCGCTCTTACCATCATCCAAGTCAAAATAGGACGTTCTACTCCCCTCGAAATTATCCGTCCGCGTAAGGAAGCCCGTACTGAGCCCAGAAAGCGCAAATGCCCCCCATGCCCCAAGTGCCATCAGGACGCAATGGTCTGTTATCACACCAAGAAAAAATATGACGATGATGGAAACATCCGCATGATTGTCAGGTACTCAAAGTGCTCTGCCTGTGGGCATACCTCCATTTTCATTGAGACGAAAAACAATAAATGGTGGAATAATCCAAACTTCGTACCAACATGCTGTTGATTTTTCTCCTCCAGAAGCTCCTAGTTTCCAGAAATAGGAGCTTTTCTTATGCAAATTTCTCTTCGCCATTTCTCTCCGGGTGAATTCCGTTGCAAGGACGGATGCGGTGGCGGCATTGAGCACATGAATCAAGACTTGCTCATGATGCTTGATCAAGTTCGAGATCGTGCTGGTATCCCGCTGGTATTGTCTTCCGCCTACCGTTGTCCGGCGCACAATCAGGCAGTCGGTGGAGTGGACGATTCCGCCCATACCCGTGGGTACGCCGTAGATATCAAGTGCATCAACTCGCACACCCGTTTCCTGATTCTCCAAGCTGCGCTTGAAGTCGGATTCCGGCGCATCGAACTGGCCCCCACATGGGTTCATCTCGACAACGATCCGAACAAGCCGCAGGACGTCGCCTTTTACCAGCATGGAGGCAAATACTGATGGAAACCACCGTGATTGACTTCATTCTGTCTACCTTGGCGCAGCTTTCTGCACAGTATCCCGACGCGGCATGGATCATCACCGCCCTGAGCGTGCTCATGACTGTGTGCGGCCTATGCGCCGTAGCCACCGTATGGATGCCCGTACCCAAGGAAACAACCGGGGCCTATGCCGCCGTATATCGGTGGGTTCATGCCTTTGCAGCGCATTTTGGACAGAACAAGGGGGCCGTGGCTGACGGGAAGTCCGAAACCGTGAAGGCCGAAGTCAAGGCCGTGACGGGGAAGTGATGTGCGGGCCGTCCTTGAGTTCCTTTCATCGCTCGCCGGGCTCCTCAAGCTGTGGCTTCGCCAACGGTACGAAGAACGCCGCGAGGCTGTTCGCGCTGCGGATCGTACTGCTGTTCATGATGACTCTGGTGGCGAATGGGTGCACTCGATGGGTGGAACCGACCGCCGCGACAAGCCAGCCCCCCCTGACGCCGGGGGCCGTCGTGACGGGTGAGTGGTCCTATACCTACCGGGGAGAGACGTTCACCGAGTCCGGCGAGTGGGTACACCTGCCAGCTGGCGAAGCCGGGAACCTCTTGCTTTGGATTCATGACGTACAACAGGTCAAAGCAAGGTATTAATATGGCTGGTTATGCTGGAAAAAATTATCGCGGATTTTTCCCGTGCTATCGACCTGCTTTCGGGCGGAATTACTTGGATCATTCTTGGGGCTGTAGGCGGTGTAGCCGTGGAATGGGAAACCGCTAGGGCATATCATCGTGAGATGAGGGTGAGCGACATCCTCGCCTCGTGGGTTATTGGCATTTGCTTTGGTGCCATGACTTGGGTGTGTGCCGCAAATTCATCCGAAGGTATACGTATGGTTTACACGGTTTCGTCTGCTATGTTCGGACATGGTTGCGGGCCTCTTATCAAGAGAAATATCAAGGGAATCATAGAAAATCTCGGCAAGA